ACACGACGCTCTTCCGATCTTGTTAAAGATACGCCAGTAATTGTTCCACCAGTAATAGATACATTATTGGAATTTTGAGTTGCAATTGTTCCCAATCCACTAACTTGTGAAGTTGTGATTGAAATTAACGTATTGGTAACTGAAGTTACTTGACCTTGAGCATTAGTGGTAAATACAGGAACAGTTGAAGCAGTACCATATGTTCCTGCTGTGCCTGTTGGTGTAATGCTAAATTGATACCCAGTTAAAGTTAATCCAGTTCCTGCGGTATATGTATTGTGAGAATCTGCATAAGCCTTGTTAACAATGTCAGTAGGATTTACAGGAGCAGTTGTAATTTGACCGGTAGGAGCTGTGACGTTTGTAAATGATCCTGAATACAAGCCATTTTCTAAACCATAGGTTTGAGTAAATGCGGCGGCAGTACCGGCAGTCATAAAGTTAACTACAAAATCACCAATGTTCCATTGATTAGCAACTGTTCCTTCTTGACCACGGATAACAGTTAAAACGTCACCGGTAATATTTGTACATTGAACAACTTCAGTAATTAAACTGTTAGTTGAATTGACCAAAGTCAAGTTAATTGCTTGACCTGATTGAGGAGCTGTGAAATACGATCCTGTACCTGCCGCAACTTGAATAGTTGTTTGGGTGTTATTTACAGGTGCGGCTAAAGCTGTTTGAGCTTGGTTATCAAATAAAAGGATCGTCATACATACCCCAAGCGATTAAAGGATTGAATAAGTATCTGCAACAGCTCCGGTAAACTTTACCGTTGTTACAGGGAAGTTCAAAACATAATAGATTTGACTAGTCTCTGTTCCTGTGGGTGTGACTGCGGCATAATAAGTTGTACCGCCATCTAATGACAATTGAATTGCCCTACCACCTGCGGCTGAATTTAAAACAAGAGTTGCAGGATAAACAAGATTTGGCAAATTAACTACTGCTGTTGTTGCAGATAAAGTGCCGGTAATTGGTGAACCATAGTTGTATGACATGATGTTTCCTTTTTAAAAACCAATAGCAGTCCAATAAACACCATGAACAGTTGATGTTGTACCCGCTGTGTCTTGTATTTGAATTTGAGTTAATGGACTTCCTGAATATGAACTAATACCCAAAGCTCCTCCAGTAGGAACTCCTCCTGCTCCATAAGTTGCACTACCAGATAAAAACCCATTAGGCCATGCAACTGGCAAAGTTATGTATGTTTCATTTCCACCGCCGGTAACAGATGCACCACCCCATTGCATAATCAAACCATTTGAAAATTTTATATATCCATTGCCTGAAATACTTGAAGGTGTTGAAGGATTATTTAATAACCAAACATTAAGTGCGGAAACATAAGTTAAATTTATTGGATAACCAGCAACAGGGATTTCACCTCCAGTTAATGCTTGGTCATTGCCTTTTACAATGCTAACTGCTGTTAATGTAGTTGTCCCAAGAGTTACCAATAAAGTACAAGCTCCAGTATTTGCGGCACTTGCATTAACAGTAATATTCATTCCATTAGGAATTGAAGTCAAATTAGATGGCAATGTAATGGTTAAAGCATTAGCTGTTCCACCGGCTGTTGCTATGTTATATGTGCCACTTTGAAGCTGTTCGGATTGAACCAAATCCGTCATCACGGCGGCAGTATCAAAATGACCAACAATATCATTTAAAGCAAAAGGTTGAGCTGTTGTTCCTTCTTGACCACGAATAATAGTCAATGTGTCGGTTGATCTTGCTGTGCAATTACAAATTTCATAGACGGAAGAAGACGTTGCACTAATTAGGGTGAGTTTAAATTGTTGACCGGAAGTGGGATTTGGAAACAATGCACCTGTTCCGGGCGCAACAGAAATAGTCGTTTGAGTGCTAGTAATGGCAGAAGCCAACGTACTTTTTGCATTGTTAGAAAAGACTTGGACTGTCATAAAAATCCTTAATAAACGACTGTGTAAGTATACTGGAACGGCAAGAATAAAACAGCAGATTCAATGGCTGATTGCAAAATTGGCGATGCCGGAAGACTTGGAACTGTAATTGTTATAGCCGATCCAGATGTGTAGGTAACGCTGATAGTATATGTTTGGTCAATATCTGGACTTATGCCATTGACACCATATAAAAACCGATAAACTCTGCGTTTTAACCAAGCTGTTGAATATTGAAATCCATCACCTTTATAAAAATTCCAAGTTATGATTCTTTTGTAATAGTCATCATTGACAATATAAATTGTCGATCCCGATGAAAAAGAAGTTGAGGTATAAGGAGTTGTATCGTAAGCAACAGTATTATAAACACCCAAGGCATTTGCAGTTGTTCCTGCACCAAGACTAGGACGAGGAATTCCATATAAACTTGCTCCTACCCAGTCCAGCAGAGGTGCGCTTAAAACGGTGTAAACAGGCAAATTGAGATTATTTAAATTGTCTAAATAGCTTTGAGCCGTTGTATTGTAAGCAGTAAAAAAAGACTGAATGTAAGAAGTTCCCTGAGTTATATAGGGTTGACCCGTAATAGCTTCACCGGCAACACCATAGCCCGCCACACCTGATTGAGCAGGGTTTTGAATGACATTTTCAGCAGTAGCTTCGTATTGCTGATAAAGATAAGCGGGTAATATGGTTTCAATCATTTTTAACCCTGTGCAATAGTTATCAATGCTGATGATGTAGAAAAATAACTTTCAGGATCGCCAACATATAAACCGGTTCCTGAAGTTGGAGTAACATCAATTCCATTGATTGCAACAACAAAAATCATTCTTGATAAGGTTTGAGGTGGAACAATGCTTGCTATGGATTCTTGAAAAACCGTTTGCATTTCAAATAAATTAATAGGTTGACCAACATAAATACCATTTATATAAGCGGCTAATGCGGGCTGACCTAATTGTGCAACTGCTATTGGAGATACATAATTTAATGAATTAGTATTCCAAGTTAAGTTAATTGTCACGGTTTGAACCGGCGGTATTACATAAGTAATGGTATAAGAATCAGGATAATCGTAAACAGTTACGGTTTCATTTCTTAAATTTGGAGTTACGACTCCGCCGCTTACATAAGAGCCAAAAGATGTGGTGTTTACATTTACATTAAAAGTGGTTTCTGAAACAACTGTAATAGTGTATGAGCCATTAAATGTACTGGGTGTTACTCCGGCAATTGTTATAACTTGACCTGTTGAGTAGCCATGATTTAGATTTGTAGTTACCAATCCATTGGTAGCATTTGTAAATGCGGTTATTTTTAACGTAGACCCGACTAATATAGAAATATCAGGTATTGAGTTAAAAATAGCACCTGCGACTTGATAGGGGTCACCGCCACCACAAATGATTTCCCATTGATTAGATCCTAAATTTATTACGGCAACTAAATTGGGTTGAACTCCGCTTACATTTTGAAGTTGAGTTTTTACAAAAGTAGGCATTCCAACAGCAGTAGCCAAACCTGCTTGTATCACTTGCGCTTGATAAGATTGAACAGTTTGAGCAACAGCTCCGGGCAAACCTGCGGTAGGATTTGTGCAAGTCAATGTATACCCTGTAGGTACAGATGTAACCAAATGCGTTACTGTACCGGCTGGAACCGCCCAAGAACCTGACGTAGTAGCCAAACAATAAAGACTAAGACTTTGACCTGATGTGCCAATAATTCCGCCGTCTTGGACTGTATATTGATATGTTCCATCAGAAACAGTAAAACCAACTGGAATAACAAAACCGGCTAAACCTGTAAATTGAACATAAACAGAAGTATTAGAGCCAACCCCTTGCTGAACACCATAAATTGCGCCAAGCTGATAAAGGATAAAAGGATTAGCAGTATATGGACTAATACTATTGACCAAATCAACAAAAGTTTGATCTTGTATAACGACAGCTCCGGCGGCTGTGGAGGCCATATCTTCAACCAAAGAGCCGGGTAAATTGGCTGTTAATCCGGGCGCTAAAGCAGATGCGGCGGCAATCTCTTGTGCTAGTAAATCAGTTGGGCTTGTTGCGACTGCCCCTGCTGTGGTTAATGTTGGCATTGGAATTCCTTATGTTGCAACTACTGTTTGAATTGTAGTGCCATTTTGAAAAACTGCACTAATTGCGTAGGTGGGTTGAGGCGTATTTGTTTGGCTTGTAATGGTCAAACTTGCAAAATATGGAGCGTATTGATTTTGAGTATTGTTAACGGCTAGATTAGGAGCAATTTGATTGATTACAGATTGTTGAGCCGGTATTCCATAATTACCATAGAAAGGACTTTCCCCTAAATTAAGGCGCAAAGTTTGAGCAACGGTTGCCAAGTAAATATAACTTGGATCTGTAATAGTTGTCCAATTTCCTGTTTTTGGATCAATTCCATAACTTCTCATACAACACCTCCGGTATCACTACCTCCTATTACAACGCCTGAATGCTCATGCGTTAAGAAGTTTCTTCCGTTAATAATAACTGTTCCAGAAATGGTTACAGTACCACCAGTTAAAGTTATGCTTGCCGTACCTTGAACTAAAGATATTTCTGTTGGTGTGATAGTCACAACCGCACCACTAGCGGTATCTCTTAAAACAACTCCATTTGGTCCATAAATTGTGACTGCGTTTGCATCAACGCTAGACCAGTTTTTGTTGCCTATAGGTACAAATACTAATCCACCCAAATTGCTAGGTTCTTCAAGCGGCGCTAAACCTGACCCTAAACCAGACACTCCTCCAAGTACGGTATCTGCTGAAATGCAAAATCCTTTATCTCCAACTTGAATGGGTAATCTAATATATTCGCTTCCAATGACCGGACAAGTCACTTGAGGAATTGTAAAAACACCACCTGTATCAACATCAAATGAAACAGTCACAATTGCACCAGATACGGCAACAACGTGACATGGATATTTTTGTCCTTGCCTTTGTTGGTTATCCGCAATCTTGCCTTCAGCAAAATTGTTAATGGATATTGCAAATGGTAGTTTTTGTGAAATCATGGTGTTACCGGTATTGTGCAATCAACAATAGTACACCAACTGTTTGCATCAGCTTGTCTACTATTGCCAACGTGACGTATTTTCAATATTTGAAAAATACCTTGGAAAGCAATATTGTTTTTATTTTGACCAAAATTTGCAGGACTATTCGTTATTGGAGATCCTTTTGGAAAAACAATTTTATTCATGATATTTAAATCTCCACGCATGACCAATTTAGCTTGAACCGTTGCAATATCAATCCACGTTAAATTACCAATAATGTCCGTAAACGCAATATTGATTGTATTTGTTTGAGCTGTTCCGTCTGTCAAAAAAAAGCCTTGATTATTAATACCAATAGATGCGCCCAAGTAATCTACTGTTTTAATAATTTGTTTGCTTTTTTTATTTATGTATTTTGAAAACGATGTAATATTGTCATACTGCCACGATTGATCTTGGTTGTAAACCAAATTAGAGCTTAACGATCCATAAACAGGAACACTAGGATAGGCAATATTTAAAGACTGTCGAATAGCATTTTCTAAAGTTGTTCCTGCTTTCCAAGTAAATCCAAAATTAATTTGATCTTGTGGAGAAACATACGTTAAACCAGTAATTACAAAATTTAAATTAACTTCTGTTCCTTGCCAATTTCCAAAACATTGCAATATTGTTCCATCAATGATTTCTCCGGCTTGCTGTGGGTTTGCAAAGGGTAATCCCTTAGACATACCAACAGAAATTTGTATGCGAGCGTTGTTGTAGTTGGCTGATTGATTCAAATCTTCAAATGAAACGCCATGAATGGTTAGCAATCCATTTTGAGCCGGCTGATGAAATAAGGTTTGAAATATATCTAAATCAACCCTAAGAGCAGAACCATTGTCTATTCTGTTTTGATAATTTTGACTGTTATTGGATAAAGAAGTAAAAGTAACCGGTACAAATTGAATTGCGCTTTGACTTGATGGACTGATCGTTATGCTGTAGTAACGCATTATGGTGTAATGATAAAACTGCTACTACTGACTCGATAAACCATTGTTGACTTTGTAAAGTATCCAAACAACAAATTAATATCATAATTATCGGGTGATCCAATGATAGGACGGCTGACAATTAAATTGCCAAAAGTATCATAGATAGAAAAAAAATATCTTGGCCCTGCGGCATTCCATGTGCAAATACAAACATAAGTAACCCCATCCAAAGTTGGATTAAATTGAAAATTTGCTAATGGCGATGGATTAAAAAGAATGGTTGTCATTATTCATACCATCCTAATTTGTAATTTGGTGCGGTACTATTCCAGCTCAATGCTGTTGGTGTAGGTAATCCATTTTGAAATTTATTCATTAAATTACCCAAAACTTGTTGAGCACCTTGTTGCGTTATCAATGGCTGAGTGAAATCCCATTGATACAAAAATTGAACCTGTTTATCGCTTGATGTACTTACATCACGAATACCTGTTAGTAAGCAATTTGTGTAAGTGTAAGCAGGTGTTAAAACTGTAAATGTTCCACCTGTCAAAATGTGCGTGTCCAATTGGCTTTTTAAAGCTGTAAAAATTGAATTTTTAGTAACATAACCACCATTGTTTTGTGCGGGAGCTATCATTACCAAACTAATTTTTAAAGGCATTTGAATGACCGCATTAGCCGCCATTGTTAGGCTTGCAAAAGGATATTCAGCAATTTGCCATTCTTCAAGACTACCGCCAGACATAACTCTATATTCGGCAAAGTATTGCCCTGTACTGCTAAACGAATTGCTCAGTTGTTCAGTTAAATTGACAATAGGCAAAATATTATTTGGATAATTTGCGGCTATTCCATTATTCAAAATAATGGGAGAAATTTCATAATTGTATGAAAAATTAACTTGAGCTGAACTTAACATTACGACCCTTTACTGGCATTGGGTAGACTTGCGGCAGTCGCAACAGCATTTCCACCGGTGTTATTGTTAATCATAACTTTAATTTCATTGGCTGAATATTTGGATTTTCCGCTTTCAACCTTAGAAATTACCGCCAACAATGAAGACAAAACATTTGGATCTTGTAAATTTAAATGCTCAGTTGCTTTACGTCCGGTTTGTTGCTCAACAGCTCTAATGTAGGCTTTGGTGTCGTTTTCATTTTTAGGCGCATAAAGACTAATAATGTCTTGAATGGTATCTAATTTTTTGTACCCTGCGGCCTTTGATTTTCCAGTTGCATATAAAGTCAACTGTTCCGCCAAGGCTTTAAAACCTTCTCTGTCAGATGCAAATTTTGCAAAACCACCCTCACCTTGGGTTGCTCCTGCTTGTCCAACATAGCGAAGATTTCCGGGGTTAAAGTTTCTTTCAGCTAAAGATTCACCACCAAAAAACTGTCGAACAGCTCCTTTGGTACGTTCCCATTTTTGAGTACCTTCTTTTTCTTCTTTTGTTTGCGTTAGACCAAAAAATCCGGTAATGTTTTCAACAATGGTAGCCATGCCTTTAGGGCATCTAAAAAATAACTAATATCTTCTTTTAATTCATCGACTTTTAAATTAGTCAAAAAATCCTTGACCATTTCACCAACGGCTGATGAAAATTCAATTAATTTAGGAATTAATGGCTCTAAATTTTTTATTAACGATGTTTCTAATACTTGACCAACTTTTTTCAATTGAACTAAAAAATCTTGCCATTCACGATTAACAGCATCAGTAGTTTCTAATTCTTTTGCATCTTTTTGATTTTTAGCAATTGCTTGATCTAATTCTTCTGCTTTTAAAGACGATAGCCGTCTTAAATCTTCAAGGCTAAATATTTGAGTTAACCCTGTGGCTTCAGCATATTGTTGAGTTTGTCCACCGGCTTTAAATTGAGCAACAGCACCTTTAATGATGCTTGGCAACATATCAATTGGGTTTTGACCTGCTTGGCCACCCAATCTGCCTAAAATTGATTGTCGGCTTAAATCGCTTCTAACATCAGCAATATTTGACAATACTTGTGTTGGATCAAAATAACGACCAAAGTTTGTTTCTGTAGCTCTTAGTTGACCAGTAGAAACGCCCAAACCCTGCGCTTGCCTTCTGTAATCACTAGCACTACCTGCAACTCCTGCCAAGCCAAAACCGCCACCAATAGCGCCCAATGTAGCCCATTTAGCGATGGATACTGCGCCACTAGCAAGATTGCGAGCAATGTTGGCTGTTGTATAACTTAATTCTTTAAAAACAACTAAATTGTCCTTTGATATTTTTTCAAAGTTTTTTAGTTGAGTGACTAGATCTTTAACGCCCTTGATTTGAGCGTCTACCTGTTTGGTCATTTTTTGTGACCAAGGCAAAGGGTCTATTTTCTTTAAGCCTTCAACGGACGATCTAAATTTGGCAAAGTCTTTCGCAAACGCTTGAAACTTTTCATCTAATACATCTATTTCAATAACTGATTTGGTTGCCATTATTTACTCTTAGAAGATTGATTTTTTTTCAATTGCTTGGATTAAATGCCTTTGACGATAATGTTGTGCATCTATCCACTTACCGCCATTTTCTTTTATAAACTCATAAAAACCCTCATTGCTTAAATAGTCTAGGAGATAAGCGATGATTCCGTTACTTTCTTTCCAGTAACATCTGTTTTGGTCAATGTCGGCAAACCAGTTTGATACGCCATACAGTCCAAGGATGTAACTACCCAATGCCGTAAATTCCCCGCCATTTCTAAAAAAGAAACTCTGAAGTCCCTTGGAGCGACCTTGGATATTGCAGTAAAAAAAACGAGAGAACTCATTACCTCCGCTTCTTCATCTTCGTCAATGATTCCACGTTTAATTGCCAAATCAAATGGCAATGTCTCCCACCCTTTTTCACCACAATAAATGACGTTAGTCAATCTAATGATTTCATTGATTAAACCAAACTTAACTCCACTTGGGCCGTCCCATGTGCCAGACTGAGTTGCAATTGATTTCAATGAAGGATAAGCAAGCCTTGGTGCGGATAAGGCAACATGGCTTGGATTATCACTTTCAAAACATTGACTAAAGACTTTTCCAAGCTCTAGATAAAATTGTTCAAAAATCTCACGACTAACAGCGGTTGAGTGAATGTGTACTGTTCCGTAGTCTGTCGTTTGAATTTGCACCACTAAATTCAAATTTTTGTTAATTTTCAAATCTATGCTCCTGCGGCAAATAACTCAGCATTAATAGAGTAAACACCACGCAAGCGAACAACTAAACCGGCTTGTGTTCCATCAAAAGCAACTTCTTGAATGCTTTGTAAAACACAATTGTTCAGTTGGAATGGAGATAAAGTAACTGTATCGGGATAAATCGTAACTGATCCCAATGTAGTGTTTAGCTCAATTTGTTGCTTGTATGCGTTAGCCAATGCTTGTGTTCTGACCAAATGCATTGTGACTGTTCCATAAATATATGGTTCAGGGCTTGTGACCGCACCAGTTAAGGTGTTAATCAGCAATGCAGTATCGCCATCAAATGCCAAGCTAATCGCTTCTTTAGAAAGATATGATGCTGTAACATTTAAGTTTTGATAGTCAGCATAAAACACACTAGCAAGTAGTCTGTTTAACGTGCCTTGTACAACTTGTGGATTTGCCATTCTTTACTCCTTATGTTGGGATATTACTTGCTGTCAAGTAAATAGTGATTGAGGAGAATCCACGTTGGGGGACAAACGTCAAACTCAATCCCTTGTAAATACCTGCGGCATAATCGCTAGGATTCTGTGTCACATAAGTATTGAATGGAATTGCACCAACAGACGCAGGACTTAAAATCAATCCAAAAGCAATACCATTGTTTGTAGTCGCTTGAGCAACTTTTTGCAATGCATTGATACCGGCTTGATTGTAATAAAGCGGATTAGTGGATGAATTGCTTCCATTAATGATTGCGGCGGCTAAACTAATTGCCACATTGATTGCAAGCCAATCAACTGCATACCAATAATTGAATGTGTTCAAATCCATGAACGTACCACCCTCAATCAAAGTTTGACTGATTTGGCCTTGAGCACCTGTGTAAATGTAATTTACACCTGCGGCAAGCAATGAGGTTTGTTGTGAATTTGTTAATGTGCTGTATGGAGTAACACCATAAACAAAACTATATTCAAGAGGACTTGCCAAGTTACTTGCGTTGGGATCGTAACTTAATGTAGTCCAGAAAATAGCGGCGGCATCAAATTCAGTAACTGGTGCAGTTGGCGTTTGAAGCGTTGCAAAAACTGATTTAAGACCTGCCCATGTTGTATAGGTTGCAAGCGTTGTTGTAACATAGAAATATGTTTGAGCTGTAGTGCTTGTGTACTGATTAGCCATTGTGACGGCTGTTGGTTCAGTATTCCAAGTTTGAGGCAACAAATAACTATAGAACTTAAATGTCGATGTTGTAATAAACGATTCAAGAGCTGTTACACCTGCGGCTGGCGTTCCAACACCTAATTCCAATACATAAACTGGAGTAGTAGCGCCTTGAGCAAAGAATGTTGTTCCCATTGCCAAAAGTTCTTGAGAGTCTTCCAAAGAAAACAAACTCGTTGAAACAATTGTTGCACTTCCGGGATTGCTTGCAAGAGCGTAAGTTAAAGTATATGTACCAGTTGAAGTTACGCTAAAAGTTCCGTTGTAAGCATTATTTGTGCTACCTGAAACTAAAACGCCTGAGACAATACCTTCAATTACGTTTCCAGTTGGGATTCCGTGAGCTGTAGAGGTGGTAACGGTTACAACAGAGGATGCCCAAGAAACACTACTAATTGCATTACCTGATTTTAAAATTGTGGTCAAATCAGATAATTGAGTTAGCAGTTGATATGTACCTGTCGATAAGGTTGTTGCACCTTGAGATACAAAAGCACCTGTTTGTTGCAACTTTGATGGCGCACTCGCCACCTGTTGCTTAACGATGACATTTACAATATTAGGCATGATGCCTCCTTAAGCGAAACTGATAGACGCAACCATTGAAGTGCCGGGAACAAACACAATTCCAGTCAAGCATGGGAAATTGATAAAGTATGTTCCTACTGCTTCGGGAACAACTGCGACTAATTTTGTTGCGCCAATTGTTCCAGATGCTGATGAATCATAAATTGCGCCATTAGTGCTACCTGCTGTAGTCACGTTAACTTGGCAAACATAACCTCTTGATCCTTTGACCAAAGTGGTTGCTGAAAGATTGAGTGCATTTTTGATACCGCCAGTTGTTGTTGATACTTGTGCATTGATAACTGCTGGTTGATTTGCTCCGACTGCCATGATAAAGCTCCTTAAAATTCAAAAAAAGAAAAAAAAATTACACAGGGGTCAACGAAATAAATGCTTCTTCAATTAGCTTTCGGGCAATATTATTAACAGTTGTCTGGTAATAACTTACTTCAAAAGTAATCATTTTCTTCATTGCAATAATACCAAATTCAGGCTGAGTGACCTTTTCATCTTGAATGATTGGCATATTCATCATACCGATATTATCAGTATTCATGCTATATTGGAACACATAATTGACAAAATTTAAAGCGTCATGGTTTCGTAAACCAAAGATGCTGATTTTGACTGTATCTTTGGTTAATTGATATGGATTTGATTCGTAATCCAACAATGGAAATTGCTGTAATGCAGTTGTTGATGAAGGAGATATATCGACAGAAGCATAAGGAGGAGCTACGTTTTGTCCAACCAAATAACTTGGATACATTGGAAAAAATTGATTCAATGTCAGCCAAATTGGTAAACTATTAGAAACAACAGGTGTAATAGTATCAAAATCAGTCATTGAGTTGATGAGTTGTGTATTCATAATCGAATACAAAGAGTCACCACGATAATGATAAAGATCTGCTTGCTTGTAATAGTTCTCTCTGCGACTAAATGCAAATTTTAATTCTTGATATGAAGCTACATATATTAAATTTGGACTTACGAGGTTGAAATCTTGAATTAGTTGAGGAGAAGTAAAAATAACATGGTTGTAAGCAGTTGTTCTTTCTTCCAACTGATGCATCACAGTATTAAAGTGAAAACTTCCATTTACTCTTACTTGTTTTGCAGGAATAGGGTTTGCGCCTTTGTTATTAAATTCTGAATAGTTATATTGAGCGGCATTGTAAATAGCTGTGTCGTTTAAAAGACTAGCATTGACCCAATATACATAACCATCGATTGGAAGTATTAGTTTTACATAAAGAGTAAACGTAACTGTTTCATTGCCTGAAATCGTGTGTAGACCATCAGCTAAACCAGAGCCTAATTGGGTCTTTGCGCCTATTGTTTCTTCTACTGATGCCATTAGTCAACCCATGACTTAAAAGAGGCTTGCAACACACCAGAATCAATGAATGAAGGTCTTCTTGGCCCTACTTTTCTTTTGAATCTAATACTTTTACCCATTAAGGCGGCTTTAGTAGGTACACCTTCAACACCTAATTTAGCCATTTCTTCAATGTCGAGAAAATGTCTAAAGTCTTTATCGATAGCACTTTCAGCAGATGCAAAAGGATTTTTAACTTTACCGCCTTGCAATACAGTTTCTAAAGCTCCTGCTACGCTATCAGTCAAATGTGATGAAATGTTTTTAATATTGCTCTCAGCAAATTTTGAAAACAAACCATACTTTTCTTCTAGAATCATTGCCACGCCATAGGTAGTATTACCTTCGGGTTCTGGAACGTCAATGACACCCAAATGCAATTTCATGTAAGACCCCAAAGCGTACCAATAGATTGCATAAATCCCAATGCAGTTCTGCCGTATGGGTCTTTTATTCTTTGTAAATCCATCATGGATAAGTTTTGCAATCCATGACCAATGGTAAGAGATTCGCTTGTTGAAACATCAGATGCACTATTAATTACACCTGCTGTGAAATTGTTGATGCCGTAGGCGTTTCGAGCTGTAGCAAAGAAATTTTGACCTGGCTGATCTTGTTGAAATTGCAACAATTGAGAACCTGCCCAGTTATAAACAGTCAACGTATAAATGTCAGGTACTGTTGATGCAAAATCTTGCGGTACAACATCTAAGGCAATGTTGAAAGCATAGTTATATCCAACATCAGTTGGCGGTATAACAATTGAAGTTAACCCCATCACCGCTTGCGCCCAAGCAATGAAACCTGCTAATGTGGGAGGATTAGTAATGGGGTCACTCATAATTTCATTCTATCAAGATTTTCTTGGTCTGCCACGACTTTTCATTGGAGATAAACCTTCTTTGACAACTTCAATAGTTTGTTCAAATTTAGGCTCTGTATCTGCCAAATTTTTCTTTTCTTCAACCACTTCAACTTCTAAACCTGATTTGGTTTTTAAACCCAATTCTTGTGCTTTTTCTGAAATGATCTTGTCAGACACCACAGCAGTTATTTTTCTAGCCTCTAAAGCCTGTTCAATGGCTTCTTGATCCTTTTGTGAAAGACCTTGTTCGATGGCATTGACATTGATTGGCTTGTCAATTCGATAAGTCAAACCACCAAAACCTTTTTTTATGCTTTCAACAGGTTGCATTCCATAAATGCTATGCTGTTTGACGATTGCATCAACTTCATCTTTGGAATGATTAAGTTCGATTTGAGCGCCTGAACGAATATGATGAGAAAACGCTTTTACGTTCTCTGGAAGCATATAAGTAAACAGGAACTCTTGTTTTGTACAGTTAGCGACATAAAGTTTCATCATTAAACCTTTTCGGGATGCAAGGACGGATGATGCGGCTTCCTTTTGAGAAACCCCGCCCTTGCAAAATCAAAAGACTCGGCATCACACGAGTTTTTTTAATTATTGTCCTGTTGTTGCTGGGTCAGCGGCAGGTACAGGTGCAGGTGTAGCATCAGGAGTTACAACAGGTGCATCAGGAGTAGTTGTCACTACAGGTGCATCAGCAG